ATCCATTTTATGGGAATTATGGGGCCAATGGCGTGATTTACATTGAGGAGTTTAGTTGATGAAAACCTATGCCCGTATCGATAGCCAGCACGTGGCAGAGATCGTCTCGCTCAACGTGAAGCCTGAAGCACTTTATCATCCGTCAATGGTCTGGGTGGATATCACCGACCGGGTTCCGCCGCCCGGGGTGAATGACCGGTACAGCGACGGTCTTTTTACCGCACCGGTAATGAAGAATGAAGACACTGTGTTTCTCGCCCGCAGCAGGCTGGCGGTGGAAATGGAGACCGCGAATCAGACGATCGCGCCGCTTCAGGATGCGGTTGACCTCGGTATTGCCACCGAGGAAGAAACCGCCCGCCTGACGGAATGGCGAAAATACCGCGTCATGCTGAGCCGGACAGATATCACCGACGCCACGACGATTGACTGGCCGGTTATCCCTGCTTAATCATCGCCCCGCAAGGGGCTTTTTTCCTGTCCGTTGTGCCGCCCCTTGCAGGGCGGCCCTCCCTCGCCCTGCCCCTCGTTAAACCACAAAATAACCCTGCAAATCCATTACGGAGCTAACCCGATGAGTGACTTTCACCACGGCGTGCAGGTTGTTGAGATCAACGACGGCACCCGCGTTATTTCCACCGTTTCAACGGCCATTATCGGCATGGTCTGCACGGCCAATGATGCCGACGCGAAAACCTTTCCCCTCAATACACCGGTACTCATCACCGATGTGATCGCCGCACAGGGTAAGGCCGGTAAAAAAGGCACACTGGCCGTGTCACTGGCGGCCATTGCTGACCAGTGCAAACCGGTGACTGTCGTGGTGCGCGTGGCGGAGTCTGAAAAGGCTGACCCCGCCGAAGCACAGGCGGAAACCCTGTCTAATATCCTCGGCGGCGCGGATGAAAACGGCACCTACACCGGCATGAAAGCACTGTTAACCGCCGAGGCCGTCACCGGGGTAAAACCCCGCATTCTCGGTGTGCCTGCACTCGACTCCCTCGACGTTGCCACCGCACTGGCCAGCGTCTGCCAGTCGCTGCGCGCCTTTGGTTATATCAGCGCGTGGGGATGTCGCACGATTTCTGACGCCATCAAGTACCGCGACAATTTCAGCCAGCGTGAATTAATGCTCATCTGGCCGGACTTCCTCGCATGGGATACCACCGGCAACGTCAGTCAGAAAGCCTATGCCACCGCCCGCGCGCTGGGGCTGCGCGCCAAGATTGACCAAGAGACTGGCTGGCATAAAACCCTGTCCAACGTCGGCGTGAATGGCGTGACCGGTATCGATGCCTCGGTGTTCTGGGATTTACAGGCGGTCGGCACCGACGCCGACCTGCTCAACGAGGCGGGCGTGACCACCCTGATCCGCAAAAACGGCTTTCGTTTCTGGGGTAACCGCACCTGCTCTGATGACCCGTTATTTTTGTTTGAGAACTACACCCGCACCGCGCAGGTACTGGCCGACACCATGGCCGAGGCGCACATGTGGGCGGTGGACAAACCGATGACCGCCTCGCTTATCCGCGACATCATCGACGGCATTAATGCCAAGTTCCGGGAACTCAAATCTAACGGCTACATCATTGATGGCAAATGCTGGTTTGACGCGTCGGCCAATGAGAAAGAGACCCTGAAAGCCGGAAAGCTCTACGTCGATTACGACTACACGCCGGTGCCGCCGCTGGAGAGCCTGACCCTGCGCCAGCGCATCACTGACACCTATCTGGTCGATCTGGCCTCTTCCATTAACAGCTAAGGAATCCTGAGACATGGCACTCCCTCGCAAACTGAAATACCTCAACCTGTTTAACGACGGTCTGAGCTACATGGGCGTGGTGCAGTCGGTCACGTTGCCGAAGCTGACCCGCAAGCTGGAGAACTACCGGGGTGGCGGCATGAACGGCTCGGCAGCGGTGGACTTAGGGCTGGACGATGACGCGCTGACCGTCGAGTGGTCGATGGGCGGGCTCCCTGACGAAACCCTGTGGGCGCAGTATGCCGCCGCCAGCAGCGCCGCCGTTCCGCTGCGCTTTGCCGGTTCATTCCAGCGCGATGACACCGGCGACGTGTCCGCCGTCGAGATTGTGCTGCGTGGCCGCCATAAAGAAATCGACCTCGGCGACATGAAACAGGGTGAAAACACCGAGAGCAAAATCTCGACCCAATGCACTTATTACAAGCTGGTGATTGACGGCAAAACGCTGATTGAAATTGACACCGTGAACATGGTCGAAAACGTCAACGGCGTGGACATGCTCGAGCAGCACCGCCGCAATCTCGGCCTGTAATATCCCGGCGGTCAGCACGCTGGCCGCTCATGCCCTTTATGACCGTAAAGAGATAAAAAATGAAACAAGAAAACGCACTGAACACCACCGAAAACACCAACGTCGTGACGCTGGACTCACCCATTAAACGCGGTGACACGGTGATTGAATCCATCACCATGGTCCGCCCGAACGCCGGTACGCTGCGCGGCGTCAGTCTGGCTGACGTGGCGGGCTCTAACGTTGACGCCCTGATCACGGTATTGCCGCGTATCACCTATCCCAGCCTCACCAAAGAAGAATGTGCTGCGCTGGAATTGCCGGACTTTATTGCGCTGGCCAGCAAGGTGATCGGTTTTTTAGCGCCGAATTCGGTCCAATAACCTACCCGCCAAAATTAGGGGTTGATGACCTGATGGCTGACGTGGCGGCGGTCTTTCACTGGCCGCCGTCAGAACTCTTTCCGATGAGCCTGACCGAGCTCGTCAACTGGCGCGAAAAAGCGCTCGAACGAAGTGGACACGCCAATGAGTAACAACGTGACGTTGCAGGTATTACTCAAAGCCATTGATCAGGCCAGCCGCCCGTTTAAATCCGTCCAGACAGCAAGTAAAGCGCTGTCCGGGGACATCCGAAACACGCAAGCCTCCATCAAGGCGCTGAACGCGCAGGCCGGACGCATTGAGGGTTTTCGTAAAACCAGCGCGCAGCTCGCCGTCACCGGCAAATCCCTGAAAGACGCCAAACAGGAGGCGGCACAGCTTGCCATTCAGTTTAAAAATACCGAGAGGCCAACCCGCGCACAGGCGCAGGCGCTGGAAGCGGCCAAGCGCTCAGCCGCTGAGCTGCAGACCAAGTACAACGGCCTGCGCCAGTCGGTGCAGCGCCAGCGGCTGGAGCTGTCGCAGGCGGGTATCAGTACCCGCACGCTGTCCGAGTCCGAGCGCCGCCTCAAGACCTCACTGAGTGAAACCACCGCGCAGCTCGAGCGCCAGCGCGCCTCCCTTGCCCGCGTCAGTGCGCAGCAGGCCCGACTCAATGGCATCAGGAACCGCTATCAGGCGGGCAAGCAGCTTGCCGGAAGCGTCACCGCCGCCGGTGCCGTCGGGGTCGGGGTGGCGACGGCTGGCGTGGTGGCCGGTGGTGCGGTGCTTAAATCCGGTTATGACTTCTCACAGAAAAACTCTGAATTGCAGGCAGTGCTCGGGTTAAAGAAAGACTCGGCGGACATGCAGAGCCTGAGAAAGCAGGCGCGCCTGCTGGGGGATAACACGGCGGCCAGCGCCGATGACGCCGCCGCTGCGCAAATCATCGTGGCGAAATCCGGCGCGGACAAAGACGGTATTCTGGCGGCCACGCCCACCATTCTGAATCTGTCGCTGGCGAACCAGCGCAGCATGGAAGAAAACGCCACGCTGCTGATGGGCGTGAAATCCGCGTTTGGCATGAGTAATGACAAGGCGGCACACATTGGTGATGTGATATCGACGGCCATGAACAAGTCGGCGGCGACGTTCGACGGCCTGAGCGACACCATGACCTACGCCGCGCCGGTGGCGAAAAACGCCGGTATCAGCATCGAGCAAACCGCTGCGATGGCCGCCGCCCTTGCCGACGCCAAAATCACCGGGTCAATGGCCGGTACGGGCAGCCGTGCGGTCATTACCCGACTACAGGCACCGACCGGCTCCGCCGCCGCTGCGCTCAGTGAACTGCGGGTCAAGACAGCGGACAGTAAGGGCAACATGCGCCCGCTGTTTGTCATTCTGAAAGAGATGCAAAAGAGCTTTGAGAAAAACAAGCTCGGTTCGTCACAGCGCGCGCAGTACATGAAAGCCATCTTTGGTGAAGAGGCCAGCTCGTCGGCGGCGGTGCTGATGAACGATGCCAGCTCGGGCAAGCTCGATGAACTCACCAAGGCATTGCAAACCTCGGACGGCAAAACCGCTGAGCTGGTTGCCATCATGCAAAACAACCTCGGCGGCGACTTTAAGGAATTTCAGTCAGCCTATGAGGCCGTCGGTACTGACCTGTTTGACCAGCAGGAGGGTTCGCTGCGCCATCTGGTGCAGACTGCGACTAAGTACGTGCTCAGGCTGGATAAATGGATTGTGAATAACAAAGAACTGGCCGCCACCCTTGGCAAACTGGCCGGTGGCGCGCTGCTGGTTGTGGGCGCGCTGGGGCTGATTGGCTTAGTTGTCGGGCCGGTGCTCGGTGGGATAAATGCCATCGTGATGGCGGCCAGTGTCTTATGGTCGGGACTCACCGCCGTGGGTGGCGCGATAGTGACGGTGATGGGCGGGCTGACGTGGCCGATTGTGGCGATTGGCGTGGCGATCGTCGCCGGTGCGCTGCTCATCCGTAAATACTGGGAGCCCATCAGCGCCTTTTTCAGCGGCGTGATTGAGGGTTTAGGGGCGGCGTTCGCGCCGGTCAAAGAACTCTTTTCGCCGCTCAAACCGGTGTTTGACTGGCTCGGCGACAAACTCCAGTCCGTATGGCAGTGGTTTAAAAACCTGATTGAGCCGGTGAAGTCCACACAGGAGACCCTCGACGGCTGCAAAAACGCGGGCGTGATGTTCGGTAAAGCGATTGCCGATGCACTGACCGCACCGCTGCGCGCGTTCAACAAGCTGCGCGAGGGCGTGGACTGGCTGCTGGAAAAAATGGGCCTTATCAAAGATGAATCGGCGTTTTTATCGCTGTCCGCCGATT